GTTTTTAAGAAAAAATATAAGATATTACTTAGTGATTTTGAGTTACATGGTATGATAACTAAAAATGGAAATAAATTTTTCGATTGAATAATATAATAAAATGTGAATATAAAATAACCCTACTTTTAAAGTGGGGTTTTTTATTTCTACAACATTTTTACAATTTTTATATTTATATATGAATAGTTACATCTTAAACTAATATTAGGAGAAAGAGTGAAATCAAAAGACGAAATATTTGAAGGTAAAAGTTTTCAGGACTTAACAAAAGATATTTATAAAAATACATCTGATAGAAAAAAACAGATTGATTTGTTAATATCCGAAATACACGGATTCATTACAACAATCGATGATGTAATTTTGGTAGCACCCATAATAAAAGAATATATGGAAGTGGCTGTGAAGAATGATGAACATCTTGTTAAACTTGCTAGTGTAATACAAAGAATTATGGCAAAATCATCCGTTGGTAACGAAGAATCATTTTTATTATCAGATGCTGAAAAAGAAGATTTAATAAATGCTCTTCAAGAAGATGTAGATGATATTCAAAGAGAGGCTGATAGGATGAAATCATTGAAACATAAATCACAAAATATAATGGGTAATTAATATGGGTTCAGTTATTACAAGTTTGCCTGGAATTTATGATCAAACAAATGCCGTTGGAGGTAAAAAACCACAACTAACTTATATTCAGTTTGTTCCGGGTGTGGTTATAAATGTTGTTACTGCAGTTGATTCTGAAAAATATGAAGGTGATTTGAGTAGAATAGGAAGTATAAAAGCTTTACCTCATATTGGTGGTAAGGGTTTAAAAAAGAAGTCTATGGTTGGAGAGGAACATAGATATTATCCATTATTTAGGGGTACTCAAGAAATTCCAAATAAAGGAGATCCTGTTTTATTATGTACATTTGGTGGAAGACAATATTATATGGGACCCTTAAATACTGAAGGGAATCCCAATTTTAATGAAGATACGTTTGATTATGATGAGTTACAAAGTGGTGTAGAAGAGAGTATAGCCCCCTCATCACTTTTTATTCCAACTGATTATAAGAGATTACAGAAGCCATTAAACTCTGTATTGGATAATCCAGTTGGTAGTATTTTAGAAGAGGATAGATTTATAGGAAATTCAATCCATGGTGATATGATGTTTGAGGGTAGGCATGGAAATAGTTTAAGAATTGGTAGTAGAAATATAAATCCATATTTAATTATATCCAATGGTAGAAGTATAAAAAATCCAATAGAAACAACTTTGGATGGTACTATTTTTAGTATTACTCGTAGAGGTAGTATTAGGCAACATTTTAATAAGGATAAAAAAGTTATAGGAGAGGAAATACAGAAATATGAATTTACATTGGCTGATGATGAGGCTCAAGAAAATAATCCAGATAAACCTGATTTGAAAAGAGGTATAACAAAATCTTTTGAAAATTATTTGGGTAGAGGTGGAGTTAGTGAAAAAGATACATCATTTGATGTTAACAGTGCTATATATAATTATAATAAAGATCAACTATTTGCTTCATCTGGTAGAATAACATTTAATGCTAGAAGTGATAGTATATTTTTATCAGCATTTAAACATATACATATTGGTTGTGGTAGTTCAATGACATTTTCTACAAGTAGAAATATTTTAGTTGAAGCTGCTGAAAGTGTAATAACCAACACACCTTTATTCCACGTAAATGCATCTGGCGCTGTATTTATAGATGGTAGAATGACCGAAGATGTTGATGGAAATAAAATACCAGCTATATCATTGGGTAATCCAACTAAAGGTGATTCTATGCATAAAGCTGTACTTGGTGGTGGGTTGGTAACAACATTAGTTATGTTGATTGAAGAGATTAAGAATTTAGCACTTTCTACTTCAGAGGCTATAGAAGGTAGAAAAAAAGTAGGAGCTTCGGTTGAAATAATGAATAGAATTGTAAAAGCCCTTGATGATATTATGGGGAAAGAATTGGTTGAAGGTAATACTGCACAAGAATCTTATGAGTGGCCCAAAACATTATCATCGTTAATACTGAGTGATTCGGTAGAGATTAAAAAATAGGAATATGTAATGTCGGAAACTTTAATACCATTAAAAACATTAGATTTAGCATCTGAACTTGCTAAAGTTAAATCCTTAAAGTCTCAAGCTAATGGGTATGCTAAATTTGGTTCAACATTACCAGGGATACCTGATTTGAAAGCCGTAGCTAAAAAAATATTAGATGCTGAGAAAGATGAGATAATTGATAAAGCTCGATTAATTCTTATACCAGTATTAATTGCTGCTATGGCTGTTGGGGTAACTAAACTTGCAGAATTAATACCTGAAATAAATAAAATGATTAAGGCGTTAAATAAAATTATAACTGCTATGGGGGTAGCTGGTAAATTATTAATCAGTGCTGCTACAAAGGTATTTATAGTTATACTTGCTCTTGTTATAACTGTTGTTATTACTACAATTATTATACACATTCCATCTTTGGTTGTGGCTTGGGGTGCTGGTGTTTCATTTGATGTACCTAAAGGTATAGCTGGTGTTGTATTAAAATCAGCAGATAATTTACTTGGTGATATGATGCCTATAGCATTTAAAATAATATCGGTTATAATAATGATTTTAAGTCTTTATAGGCTCATGTTAATGATTATGGGAATGTTGAAAATGTTTATGCAGGGACAAATAGATTCTGCAGCCACTGCGGATGATGCTTTCAATAAAACAGCAGACGATTGGAGTGACACCGTTGGTGGTGATGATGATGGAGATGGTGATGGATATGGTGGTGGAGATGGATCTGGTGGTGGAGATTTGGTAGAATGTACACTACCAGATGGAACTAAAGCACAAATGACTCCAGAAGAATGTTTAGCTGCCGGTGGAACTTTCGGTGAAATGGAATTATTAAACCAGTTGAATGATTTGGATAAACAAATAAATAATTTAAATGATATGATTGAAAATGCAACTTCTGGTGGTGATGGTGGTGGAGATGGTGATGATGGTGGTGGATTGATTTCTTGTACTTTACCAAATGGTGAAGTTGCTCAGATGACTCCAGAAGAATGTTTAGCTGCCGGTGGTGTAGCTGGTGCTGGATTGATTTCTTGTACTTTACCAAATGGTGAAGTTGCTCAGATGACTCCAGAAGAATGTTTAGCTGCCGGTGGAACTTTTGGTACTGGTACTGGTATAAATCCAAATCTTTGTTGGTCTGAATGTCAACATGGTTTGGATTTGGATGGTACTAAAATTGTTACTTGTCAGTTACCTGATGGTACTAATGAAGATATAACATTAGCACAATGTAATGAGAGAAATGGTATTGATTCAAGTATTGCTAATTTAATGAGATTACTTTCAGATTTAAGAGATGAGAGAGATAGTATTTGTGTTCAATTAGGTAATAATTGTGATTTCCAACTTGGTGAATTTACAATAACAAGTCTCAAGAATCCACAGGATGATATAACAATTAAAACTGCCACATATTGGAGTGGTATGAGAAGAGGATTTTATTCATCGGAAACAGGTACTGGATTTCCAATAGAAGGAGATGATACATCTATGCAACCACCTATTGAAGATGATATTGATGTGGAGGAAAATCCACTTATAGTTTCAATGTCATATTCTATGGAAAATTTATCTGGTTGTACTGACCCATCCGCTATCAATTATAATCCAACAGCTACAACAAATGATGGTAGTTGTGAGTTTGCAGAAGAAGAATAAAAATAATAAATAGGAGAACATAAGTTATGAAAATGAGTCAATTAAAAATGGCAATAAGAGAAGTTGTAAGAGAAGAAATTCAAATAGGACTTAAAGAGATAATTGGTGAATTGAAACAACCAACGCAGATAATGACTGGCGCAACGGGTGAGATTAGAAGAAACACCAAACCACCAAAGAAACAAAAGCTTTCGAATAATCCAGTTTTAAATGAAGTGTTAAATGAAACAGCTGTTGATGAGTGGGAAACAATGGGTGGAACTCAATACACATCTGAAAGAATGAATGAACTTGTGGGTGGTTCTTATTCGGATATGATGGCCGGAAATCAACCACAACCTTCGGGGGTAACTGTTGACGGACAAACAGCGGATTTTTTACAAAAAGATTATAGAGAATTAATGAAAGCGGTGGATAATAAAAAGCGGTAGGAGATAATAAATGGCAATAATAGATAAACAAGTTAGTATAGATCCCGAAACTGGTAGGCAAATTTCTAATTGGGATTTAGTTTCACAAGATGAGGATACATTTATTGGATTCACGTTACCTTTTATTTTAGATAATGGTCAAGAAGCTTCCACCAAAACAACATTGGAAGCGGTAAAAGTAAATTTAGTAAATCTTTGTAATACTGAAATGGGTGAAAGAGTAATGCAGCCTAATCTTGGGATAAGATTAAAAAGATTTTTATTTGAACCATTTTCTGAAGAAATGGTGTTTCAAGTTCAAGAAGTTATTTTGGATAGTTTGAATTATTGGGCACCATTTGTTAATGTAAATGATATAAGAGTAAAAATGTCAGATAATGAATCTGGAGATTTTAGAAGTGTTATGGAAGTATATATAGAGTTTAATTTAAAGAAAGATCCAGAAACACACGAATCTATTCAGATGACAATTAGTAATTAGGAGATGTAAAATGCCTTATGGTAAAAATGATACAATAAAAAGTACAAATGTTAATTATTTGGGAAGAGATTTTAATGATTTAAAATCATCGTTAATTAATTATACAAAATCATATTTTCCAAATACATATCGTGATTTTAACGAAGCGTCTCCTGGTATGATGTTAATTGAATTATCAGCTTATGTTGGCGATGTATTAAATTTTTATGTTGATCAACAATATAGAGAAATGTTGTTACCATTAAGTGAGGAAAGAAAAAATATATTAACATTAGCAAAAGCACAGGGATATAAAGTAAATTCCATTACCCCAGCTTATGTTGATTTAACTGTAAAAAATACAATCAATGCTACTTCTAATGGTAAACCTGATTATAGTGATGCTAATTGTTGTACAATTGATAAAGGAATGTCAATAGCTTCTTCAGCAGATACTTCTTTAATCTTTGAAACATTAGATTTTATAGATTTTAAGGTAAGTTCTTCTGCTGATACACCACCAGCTGTCAAGACTGTAAATCCATCAACTGGTGTTCCATCGGAATATGAATTGGTAAGGAATGTTAAGGCTATATCCGGTGAAACAAAAACCAAAACATTTGATATAGGAACACCTTCTAAATTTAGAAAGATTACATTATCAGAAACAAATGTAATTGAAGTGTTAAAGGTTCAAGATTCAAATGGTAATATATGGTATGAAGTGGAAAGTTTAGCTCAAGATAGAGTTCCTTATGAAAAACATTACACATCTGATGATAATAGAA